GAGTACCTGGTTTTAATAAATTTTTTGATTTAGCCATATAACTTGCTCCTATTTTCTAACTCTTGCACTGAGTATAACATGTATATAGTATATGTCAACCAAAAAGTTCCTAAAGTTTTTTTAGCCATATGTAAATAAAAGGTTGACTATATTCTATCTTGTGTTATACTATGTGTACAGTTAGACACAAGGAGCAAGTTATATGAACAGTAAAGAATTTCAGTTGTACGAAAAACGCATTGATTCATGTTGGTTAGCAGCTGGACGATTTGAAGAAGGTACGTGGGGCAAAGACTTTTGGAGTCAGAATGCTATGTATCTGTTGCGTAAAATGAATCAAAAAATAAATGAGGAGAAGTAAATGAAATTTATTCTTATATCAATGATGCTGGCAAACCCAGTAACTTATGCAGATAAATCTACATGCGAAATTGCTTCAAAAGCATTAAATGACTTTGGTGAAGCGGCTGTTTGTATTCCGGCTGGCGATGCAGACCAAAACTCAAGTGATAGAATGTTTAAGAAGTTTTTTAACTTGGTTGAAGAATTAGACAAATTAGAAAAAAATAAGGTTATAGCTCGATGACACATGAAACTTTACTAGGCTTATCATTTGATACAAACCCGTATCTTAAAGGCATACAACTTGTACTTGACTTTAAGAAGTATGAGTTAAGTATTGTCCAACACGCAGGCAGTTACGGTGGTAATAAAGGGTTATTTGAAATAATGGTAAGTGATTCAACAGGTGGTGTTGAACTTCCTGGAGTTACTGAGCCAGGTGATACTGTCAAGGGCTTTTTAACATTAGAAGACGTCAGTGTCATTTGTAAAAAGATGACCTCTATCACAGGTAACAAACCAGTTAAGGTATCTCAGTAAGCCATAAATACAGTAAGAAGGATTACTGTATGCCAAGACTTAGTTTATACCGCCCTAATCGACAAAACGATTACAAGTTCATCGACCGCACTGTTATGGAAATGTATCAGGTTGGCGGTGTGGATATGTTTATTCACAAGTATCTTGGGCCACAAGTACACGGAGATGATAGCTCAAGTGTAAGCGGAGGCACACAAGATGCCACACAGCCTGCTTATAGCACTGAGTCGCCACTGTTTATTGAGGATTTATTTCTACTAGAAAACAGAGATAGAAAATATGACGACGATGTGTATCAAATGCGTGGCGTTTACAATGCACAAGACATTGATTTTGATCTAAGTCAATTTGGATTGTTCCTAAACAATGACACATTGTTTATTACATTTCACTACAACTTTATGATTGACACAATAGGTCGTAAACTCATGAGTGGAGACGTACTTGAATTACCAAACCTTAAAGATTTTAACCCTCTTGATAGCGGTATCGCTAGAGCTATACCTAAATACTATGTAATACAAGATGCGGCATTTGCCAGTGAAGGATTTTCACAAACTTGGTTACCACATCTATGGCGTGTTAAAGCAACACCACTAGTAAGTGCCCAAGAATACAATGATATACTTGACAAGCCTTTTGAAGTTGAAAACATTTGGGATAACGGAAACTACTATCCAAGTGGCAGTATTGTTCTCAGTGGAGATACCTATTACAAAGCAATAACAGATGTTGATCCTGGCATTGATATTACCAGCACTGCACACTGGCAAGAATTTGCACCAAAAACTGAAGCAGAGACATTTGGTACTGTTGTTAAGGATAGAGAGATCAATGATGCTATTCTTACACAAGCTGAATTTGAAGTTCCACTTAGTGGATATGACACTGTTAAATTTTATATTGTACCAACCAATGAAGATGGATCACCAGCAGATCCCAACAGTTACACAGTAGACAGCAACGGTATTACAGTAGACACTACTAATATTGATGTTGATGGGCAACCAGTATCGCCAAGAGCAAACGGATACACCTTAGGATATTTAACAGGTGATGGACTTGCTCCAAATGGATTACCAGTAACTCCAGGTATTAGTTTTCCAACCAATCCACAAAGCGGAGATTTTGCACTTAGATTAGACTATTACCCAAATAGACTTTTTCGCTATAGTGGTTCAAGATGGGTTAAGTACGAGGACGATGTGAGAACCAATTTAACACCAGGTGATAAAACTAAAACAACTGCCGGAGGCAATGTAGTTACATCGCAGACACAACGCAGTAGTTTTGTTAACAACACAAATGAAACTGCAACAGAAGATCGAGGAAACATTCCACAACGTCAAGCACTTAGTAAACTACTTAAACCGCAGGCTGACAATTAATGGCATTAGTTCAATTTTTTTACGACGAACAAATACGCAGGTTCTTGTTGCAGTTCACTAGAGTATTCTCTAACTTTCAAGTAGAATACGGAAGAACCGAAGACAACACTGCTAAAGCATTATATAGAGTTCCTGTACGTTATGGTGATGCAACACGCCAGGCTCAAACTATTATACAAGAAAACAGTGCAAACAGTTTGCCTAGCACACCAATGATGACATTTCATGTTACCAATCTAAACTATGCAAGAGATAGAATACAAGAACCATATTATATTGAAAAACAAAACGTAAGGCAACGTCTGTGGGATACTGAGTCGGAATCATACGAAACAACACAAGGCAATGCTTTTACCATTGAAAAACTTATGCCTGTTCCTTTTGATTTAGAAGTTAATCTAGATATCTGGACATCAAATACCAATCAAAAATTACAATTGTTAGAACAACTTTTAACATTGTTTAATCCAAGTTTAGAAATTCAAAGTACAGAAAACTTTATTGACTGGACAAGTCTCAGTGTTATGTACCTCGAACAGGTTACTTGGAGTTCAAGATCAATTCCTCAAGGAACAGAAAGTCCTATTGATATTGCTACATTGAGATTTGTAATGCCAATTTGGATTTCACCTCCTGCTAAAGTTAAAAAACTTGGTGTGGTTGAGAGAATTGTAGCAAGTGTGTATGACGGCAACGGAGATATAAACGAAGCAATATTTGATAATGATTTACTAATGGGTACTAGACAAAAGTTTACACCTTACAATTATCAAACACTTTTACTGGGTAATCAATTACAAGTTTTACAACCCAGTGCAGTTGTGTTGAATAATCAAGGTGTGGAAGTTCCTACTGCTCCACCGAGTAATCTAATGTGGCATACTGTGGTTGACCTGTATGGTAGTTTACGAAACGGAATCAGTCAAATAAGACTTGATAATCCATATGATGATAGTATTATTGCTGGAACAGTAGCATACCATCCTAGTGATGATAGATTTTTATTGTTTACAGTAGATACAGATACTATTCCAACAAATACGTTATCAGCAGTTAATGCAATTGTTGATCCACAACGTAAAGGTCCTGGATCGGTTGGTGGACTTCCTGCTGCCACAACAGGACAACGATATTTGTTTATAACAAATTCAACAGGCAGTAGCAGTACTGAAAATCCAGGAAATGCAGAAGCATGGAGAGGTGAGAACGGAACTCCGTTAATAGCCAATGCCAATGACATTGTGGAATATGACGGCACACGGTGGAATGTTGTGTTCAACAGCAGTCTTGATAGCACTGTGCAATATGTAACCAATACAACTACTCTTGTTCAATATCGATGGGCTGGTGGTGAATGGCTTAAGAGCTATGAAGGGTTATATCCAGAAGGTGGATGGAGTCTAGTGCTTTGATAAATGCAGTTGGAGTTTGGTTTTACAGTGTAGCAACAGACAGGTATCTGTACTTGTTACGCAATGACTCTAAGAATCCTGGATGTTGGGGATTACCCGGTGGTAAAGTAGACTTTGGTGAGAATCTCAATGAAGCTCTACAACGTGAATGTCATGAAGAAATTGGATTGTGGCCTGATGTTATTAAACTGGTACCAATTGAAAAATTTACCAGCATTGATAACCATTTTAGTTATCATACATTCTTTTGTTTGGTTGATGAGGAATTTGTTCCTGTGCTAAACAATGAACATTATGGATACAGTTGGATAAAATCTGGAGTGTGGCCAAAGCCGTTGCATCCTGGGTTGTGGACTACTATTAATTTTGAAGAAATATTAAAGAAAATTGATACAATCAAAAAGTTTCAAATATCACAATGTGAAACAAACTGACCATACTTCCAATGTACAAAGTTTCTATTTTGTCTCCAATCATCTGGAGCAAGTTTACCATCTGATACATAGATAAAGTTTACACTTGGATAGGTTGTTATAATCTCATTAAGTTCATTGATTTTCTTTTGATTGATATTTTCATCTTCGTTGGTTCCGTCTACACCAACTAGGTATACTTCTTTGTGTCCATCAAAGCATGCCAACCAGGCAGCAACTGCTACACTATTTCCACGTTGACCATAAGGAACTAGATAAAATTCGCCAGGATTGGCAATACAATTTCTTGCATTACTGTACACAGTTACTTTTTCACTGTATTTTTGTTCACGTATTTCAGCAAGTTTTTCAGGATTGTACTCAATATAAAAGTCACATTGCATTTCTTGCCAGCAACCTTCAGTTCCATAACTTTGTAAACGCTTGCGGCCTAAATGCCATCCTGCGTGTTTTTCTATGTTGTTTTTTAGATTGAATTCGCCGTGAAGTTTTGTGTTGCGTCTACTTTGACCGTTTCCAATAACTACTGCACGTCCAGAGATATGTTGATTCTCTATAGGGTTGGCAATCCACTCACGTTCTTGAACCTTTTTACCATCTTTGATTGTGTTGCTTGTGATGACAAACTCGCCATCGTAATCAGTTCTATATCTCTCTGACACTAGAGCCTGCCTACTACTACTTCAATTGTACCTTCTGTTCCATCAAAATCTTCCAAGGCTTTTCCAATCACTGTGCCCATTGTTGGATTAGATTCTGCTCTTGCACGACCGTCTGCTGTTGATACCATCATATCACCCTTGTGTACAGGTCCAATAACCTTTGTTGGAACTCTTCCTGTAAGTGCTAACGCAACTGTGAGAGTTCCTTGTAAATCACTGTTCATCAAGTAAGCT